TGATTGACCAGCAACGCGAATTCGGCATTTTTGTCCGCAACGATGGCGGCCTGACTTGAGGCAAGTTGCCCTTGCGGCGTCTCAAGGGCCGGATTGAGGCCGCCCCCAAACGCCGCGTCCATATCAGCCTGCACGCCGGCAAGAATCGCGGCTTCGGTCGGTATGACAAGCCCGGCCGGCGTAAAGGCTACGGCCGGAACGCTAGAAGGTGACGGCATTTGCTGCCCCCGTTTCGTCAATGAACTGGATTTGCCCGGACACTTCCCGGGCGGCGAATGCTTGGATTATACATTGCGCGGATACTACGCCCGGGACCGTGAGCGCGGCCTTTTCGATAAGGCCCATAAGGACCGACGGGGGCGGTAAGTGTCCAAGCACTTCCTCAAAATAAGGAATGCCCTTGGTGGTGTCATACCACAGCTCGCCCAAAAACAACTTTACGGCGCTGGCCACGTCTTGCGCGAGCGCGTACGGGGGAGCGGCAAGCGCGATGTTGCCCGCGGAGTCTAGGACCAAATCCCACTGTGAGCGGTCCAGCAGTAGCGTATTGAACATCATGTAGGTGCGCCCGTATTGCCGCCCTGCGGGTCGGTATGCGTGTGATTATGCAGGCTTATGCCGTCCGCTGTCACGTCCCCGAGCGCGGTAACTGAGCCCGAGAACTGCGCGGCGCCGCCCCCGGTTTGCGAAAGGGTGCCGTTCATTACCGTGTTGCCGTTGACCGTGAACGTTGGCGTTGTCACCGTACAGCTATCGCCCGCGGCAATTTCCACTACGGGCGCCGTCAGGGTCACTTGCGTCGGTGAGGTAATGTTGATGCCAGCGGCGCTGAATTGCACGTACTGCACGGGCGTACCGTTGAGCATGCCGCCGATGTAGAGCGCGTCCGCAAAGCTGTATTGCCGAAAGCTCCCGGGGTTGCCGCTGCGCTTCGTCGACTTGATTTTTGTAATGTCCCGGCTGGCGAACACAGCAAGCCCAATGTCCCCGACTTTCGGGTCCAGAATGATGGCGTCAGTACCCCCTTGCATGCGCAAATACGGCACGTTGAATATCGTCACATGCGGCGTCGGGGAGCCGGCCGCGTCGACCTGATTGACCATCGGCACCACGTCGACGAAACCGACGGGGGAGACGCCGCCCGAATTGGTGACGGCCACAATCCGCACAAGCGTTGCCGTCTGCATTTTCGCAAGCGCCTGTTGAATGGCGAACGCGATGCGGTTGTATTCGCCCCAAGGCGTAGTTGCCCGGGCGGCGCCGCTGGGGATGCCGTTAGCGGACGATTGCGAGTTCATTGACGCTGCCCCTCACTGTTGCAAACCACGCGCCGCCGGCTTTTTCGCTCTCAAGCTGGTAGGCGAGCGATACGACAACCCACTCTCCCGCCGCCTGCAAAATGTCGGTTTCAAGTTGCACCCGGCCGCCGAACTGAATCGCCGGATTGAATAGGGTTTGGAACGTCACGCCGATTGAATCGAAGGCTGGATAGCCGACAAGGCCAGTGCTGCGCGATACAAGCGCCACCATGCCGCCGCGGGGCACGTTCGGGGGCGCAATGGCAAGCGTCTTGTCGTCGACGTAGTAGTCAATGCCTGCGGCCTTGGCCAGCTCTTTTATTTGCTCAGTCCCCGAGCCGGCAAGATACACGTCGACAAGCTGGACCTGCACGCCGTTATTTTCAAACGCAAGCCCCGAGTCTCGCGCAATTTGCCGCATGACGCTGGCAACGTCGACGCCACCCTTAAAGCTGCGCGGCGGTATCGCCTTGATTTGTGCGAAGAATGCCGCTTGCGCCTGAATGTGCAAGAAAACGTCGGGCATGTTTTGGAAGTCGCCCCACGCGTTAATGATGTTGCCAGCGAATACCAGCGTTTCCGCGTCCCCGTCGATGGCGAATACCTCAACCGTGTTGGGTATCAGCGTGCGCGGGCGCCATTGCAGCGTTGTGATGCTGGCCATATCGGCAGCGCTCACGCCGTAGATTTTCGCCCGCAAGGTACTCATTTGCACGCCGCCGGCCTTGTCCACGTCGACCGATGCGCGGAAGCCTTGCAAGACGATTTGATTATTCCCGGCTTCGTCGAACGTATCCGTCCCGAGCGTGATTACAAACCGCAATTGCTTTTTATCGCTAAATGAGGTCATTTTCCGCGGCCGTCAGATACACAAGCGAATAACGTGAGCCAAGGCTGAGGTAATCGGGGTCTTTGTCGCCCTGAGTGTCAATAAACAGCAGGTTGCCGGAAAACCCGGCGTACTCCCGAGACACAAGCGGCACGGCGTCTCGCGCAATGGTCGACGCGGCCACAGCAACGCCGTCAACGCTAATGTTGACGAATATGCCTTGTTGCTTCTGATAAACGTCAATTTGGCAGTTTTGACCATTTAACAGGGCCTTTACTGACTGTGCCGGGATGGGCCTGAGTGGAATTTGTTGCACGATTTAACCCCCGAGCGCCGGAAACTTTTTATAGAGGCTTTTGAGCGTCGACACGTCCGGGGCGGGTGCCTGCACCTTGCCGCTGTCTACGGTTGGCGTTGCCGCGGGCGCCTTCGGGTCTTTCACCTGAACGGTGGTGAACTGCGCCGCCACGGTGCGCACTTCTTTCAAGGAAATTTCGACGCTCAGCAGCGTGGCGCCGCGGGACGTGTGGCGGCTGTAGCGGTAGCTCTCAAGGCTGTAGCCGACATAAGTAACCTCGGGGGTCACTACGGTATAGAGGTCCGTCGACTTGCACGCGGCGTCAATGGCGGCCAAAAACTTGGCGCGGTCCGATTCGTTGCCGGACATATTCAGCGTCACCAGCGGCGTGGCCGGCAATTCGACTTTGTTGTAACTGGCGAAGCTCCCGGCCTCGGTCGGGAAGTCACTTACCCGAGTCTCTTTGCCGAAGTCGACGCCGCCCGTCGATACGGTGGTGCCGCCCAGCACGTTGAGCATTTCGCCCGTGAGCCCTTGGAAGCGCCGCGGGTCCGCCAGCGGCTTCCCTGCGCTGTCGTAAATACCCCAACGGGTATCTATCTGAAATGCTCGCCACAGGGCGCCTTGGATGATACCAAGGGCGGCTTGCGCAAACGGCGGGAACGCTGCGGAACGCGGGAGCGCCGGCACCCCGGGGAGTTTCGGCACGTCAGGGAATGGGATGAGCGCCATATCAGTTCACGAAGGCCGAATTTGCCTGCGAAGTAAACGAAGAGTCTAGGTATTCTCGCACGTCGCCCGCGATACCTTTGGCGTCGGTTGCCGCCGTATGAATGTGGATTTCCCCAATGTGGGTCGATACGGTGCGGTCGCCGGCCTGCGCCACATTACGCCCGGTGCCAGCGCCAGCGGCAGCACCCGACGCGCCCGGGATGCCGCCAAGTACCTTGTTCATGTAGCCGCGGGTTTCGCCGGGCGCTGCCCCGAGCCCCTTGCGGTCGACGTTGCCCATACCCCAGTTGTAGGCGGCAACGGCCTTTTTCACGTCCCCGCCGTAGTGCTTGATGAGGTCGCGGTAATAGCGGGCCGCGGCGTCTGACGATTCGTTAAAATCGTGCGGATTTTTGAGGCCGTATTGCTTCGCGGTGTCCGGCATAAACTGAAAATGGCCTTGTGCGCCGGCCGATGATTTCATGTGTTTGCCGCGGCCGGATTCTGCACTCCAAACGCTGTCGAGCAGGCCCGGGGGCAAGCCGTACTGTTTTTCTAGGGCGGCCATGCGTGCCGCGGGTCCGGGTGCCGGCTTGCCTTTTCCGGAAGCCGCCGGTTTCGCCGGGGCGTCGTCTTCCATGCCATCCAATGCGGCCCTTGCTGCGATTTGTGCGCCGGACCAGTCCCCGGTTGCCATTTTGACGGTCCAGTCGCCCACAGCGATGGTGCGATAGAGCGCGTCAGCAATAACGTCCTTGAGCTTCTTGAGTAGCCCGATTGCCTTTTCGATTCGCGGCGCCCACTTGTCCCACGGCATGAGCGCATCGCCGCCCCGCTTCCAAGTTTGATAGTCCTGCCACAGTAGGGCAATAGCCGCCGCCAAGGCGGTCACAGCAAGCGCGGTGAGGTTAATCGGTATGACGGCCAGCCCGACGGCCGCCAAGCCCCCGGCGAGTACGATAAGGAACGTTTCAACGAATTCCTGATTGCCGCGCATCCAGTCGCCCAAATCGGAAAAAATCGAAAACAGCTTTTCCAGCAGCGGCATGGCCCGGGACAGTAGTTCGCGCCCGAACGCGGCAAATTCCTGTTTGGTCCGCACGATGTTCTCACGCATCCGGCTTGCCTCTTCGGCTTGCTTTTTGCTGACGGCGCCGTATTCCTTTTGGCGCTTTATCATCAGCTCAACCTCAGCGCGGCCCTTCAGCAACAAGTGCATGGTGCCTTGGTCGATACCCATTGCGCGGCCCATGTTGTTGGCCGTGGTGCGGTCCATGCCGGCGAAGCGGCTAGAGAGGTCGAGTAGCAAATCATCAACCGGCCGGGCCTTGCCGTGAACGTCAGCAATGGCCACACCCAGCGCGGAAAAGTACGGAATGAGCGCGGATTGCCCCGTCAGCATCAGCTCAGTCTGTGCCTTGCTGAGCATATCCATGGTGCCCTGCAAACCCTCAGCGGTGCCGCCCGCACGCTCAACGGCATTGGACCAAGCGCTTACGTCTTCGACGTTCTTCTGTAGGTTTTTTGAGAACCGATCAAGCGCCGCGTTGCCCTCAATCGTGGCCGTCACGAAATGCTTGATGGCCGCGGTGCCGCCAATGACGGCAAGGAATTTGGCCGCGGATTTGGTGACGGTTTCAAACCCCTTGTCGGTTTCCTTCAGCCCCTTGCCGACTTTGGCCCGCCCCTTGTCGAATTCCGCGGAGTCGAGCCCGAGCTTTACTAGCAGCGTGTCAATTATGGTCGGCATGGCTATTCAGTTCCGCGTTGTATTCGTCGACAAGGATAACTTCCAACAGGTTGTAAACGTCTTGCACCCCATACACCGTATCAAGCTCATGCAGTGTGGCCACACGGCGGGACAGCAGCGTCCCGATTACTGGCGGTATGTTTCGATACTCAGCGGGCTTGCGCCCCTTCAGGCCGTCGCCGCCGGGGAGCCGCCGGAAACTGAGAGGGCGGCGGCCTTCAAAAAACCCGTGTGAAGTTTCCACACTTCGGCGCGGATTTTCCCCCGAGTCAAAACCTCTTCTACGTCATCTTCGATCAGCGCCCGCACAACTTTCGGTTTCGCCGGGTCCGGGATGATTTCCACGCACTCCCACATTTCGGCAAGTAGCGGCTCAGCAACTTCCCAGCGAAGCCCCGAGAGGGCCTTAAGGCCCAGCTCAGCCATGCCGGCCATGCCCATGCGCTCAAATCCTTCGGGCAGGTTCACGCCGCCGGCAATCAGCGCCAGCAGGGCGCGGTATGCCCACGCTTCGCCCCGGCTCGCCGGCATTTCGGTTAGAAGGAAAACTTTGCCGCGGTCGCGGCCTTCGTCGGGTACAACGTACGTGGTTTGATGCCTTGCCATTTAGATAGCTCCCCTATCTGACTCCGTAAAAAGAGACTTGGGCAGGCCGGCGGAGAGGTCCGGCTTTTCGGCGGCAAACCTAGCCCAAGCCGCACTCGGTTAAATAATTGACGGGTTGACGCTTTCCCACGTGATGCTGTAATCCATGGGCTGCAAAACTTTTTGCGCGTCCGGGATTTGCTTCGCGGTGGTGAGAATGCCCCGGGTCAGTGTGAACACTTCGCCGGTACTCGGCAGCGTGATTGAGCCGGAAATGTAGAACACTTCGCGGGCGGTCTTCATGGCCTGAAGGATGGCCGAAAAAATCGCTTTGCTGGGGCTGTCCGCTTGCAAGCTGATAGTTTGCTTGACGGGGTTGGGCGTAAAGCCGGCGGTCATGCGGCCGTCGACGCCCATTTGTACCTCGGCCAACTCAAGGGCGTCGGTCACAAACGCCTTGTCAGCCGCGTAGCCGCGGAGCTGTTGGGGAATCGGAAACAGGCCCGGCACAACGATAGTAAAAACGCTGTTGGCACTGGTGATAGTGGTATCCATTTTGCAAGGCCCTCGGATTAGAGAATGTCAATCGACGCAACGTTGATTTTCTGGATTGCGCCGCCGTCGGTAAACCAAAAGTTGACTACCGGCGTGCCGCGGTTGCCGCGCACCTGCGCGCCCGGGTCCAGAATTTGCAGGTAGTAGCCGTTTTGATTGATTTGGTCGTCAACCTTACGGCCGGCTGCGCTGTTCACTTGCGCGGCCTGCGAAGTCGACAGGGACACGCCGGCCCGGATGCTGCCGAAGTTCAAGCCCTGATTAATCGGGTCTTGCATGGCCGCACGTACCAAGCTGTACCCGGCTTCGGTGTAAGGTATCGACCCGATACCAGTGAGCAGGGACAACAGCGCGAGCTGGAATTGCGAATTCAGGTAAACCTGATTGACGAAGGTATCCAGCCATTTCCACTTGCCGGACATTTGGCCATTGTAGAAAAAGTTGAATTGGTCATTTGCGGTGGCGTAGCTGCCGTAGAAGCTGTAGCCGTTTTCCAGCAGGTTGGCCGCAAGTTGCTGGTCCGTCACAGTCGGCACCATGCCGGGCTGCGATTTGAACGCGGCAGTAATGCGCCCGTTGTAGCGGCTGAAGTCGATAGACGCCACGGCGCCCATGACGAAGGTGGCCAGCTTGCGGGCCTCAACGGCAAGCGTGCTGCCCTGAGCAACAACGGCGGTGGCGTCACCACTCACGGGGACAATGCCGTCATACGCCAAGCTGTTGACGATTGCGCCAAAGCTGGTGGTCGAGCCGTTCACGGCCGCTTGCGCGTCGGTATCCCAAGCAATGTAGGCGTACCGCTGATTCTGTGCGCTGGTCCACACGGCAAAGAGCGTCTTGTCGTCAATGTCCGGCTCCCACAGGGTCATAAAGTCGACCCAGTTTTGCGTATTGGCCACAACGTTATCCATGGCCGTGGCGGGCGTGTCCGCGTCCCCGCCTTGCGACAGGGTTGCGCCGGTTGCGGTGGTCAGCTTGAGTGCGGTCGACATTGTGCCCGTGGCCACGGTAATGGTCGACGCGGCGCCGGTTGTGGTCGACGTGAAGGTAAACGTGCTGGTGATCGCATCCCATGCCACAGTCGGGCCGCCCGTGAAGCCTGCGGCAATCAGCGTAGCCGCGGCGCTGAAGCTGGCAGCGGCCGACAGGTTGATTGAGCTGGACGTTTTCAGCACGCCGTCAACCGTCAGAATCACGGTGCCGCTCAGCGCTTGCAATTCGGCAAGGGTCATGGCGGCAAGCGAACCGCTGCGCAACCATGCGGCGCGGGCTGCGCTGGCGAAGGGTGCGAACATCAGCGCCCCCGGCTTCAGGGTCGAATTGTCGTAGCCGCCAAAGTAGATTTGCGCAAGCGCGTATTCATCCGACGCCGGGCCGAAGAACGTCGACACGGCCGCGGCGCTGGCGAAGGACAGTACGCCCCCGACAGGAATGCGCGTATTGGCGGAAACCATTACGCCGTTGAGGCTGAGCGGGTTGCCGCCGGAGCCGATTACGCCCGGGTTGACTGTGACAATATCGGATGCAGGAATCATTTTCTCACCTCACTGTTAAGGGTTTGCCAATATCGGGCCGCCCGGGGTAATGGTAGTGGCGGACTGTTGGGGTAAAGCTACGCTCGCATTGTATTGCAAAGACGCCGTAAGGGTCCATCGGCTTGCATATTGTTGTTCGCCGGTAATAAGTGGGTTTTGCGTACCGTCCCCACAATACAGCGGCTTGATGCCGTCGGCAAATTGCCGGGTAGCGTATTCGGTGCGATACGCCCCCTTGATGGCCTTACATTGCTCACCAGCAAGGGGGCCGTAAAAGTCGATTTGCACGTCAATGCGTGTGGGCGTAACTACCAGCGCTTGCGTATTGGCCGGGTCTTGAGTAACTACCGGCGTCTCAAGGTCGACTTGCAAAAGCTCAGTCAGCACAACGCACGCGCCGGCCGGCATGGGTACGCGGTTGCCTTGCCCGCGAACAATCGGCACGCCGCTAAGGAAAGGCGTCAGGAACGCACCCAAGGCGGTGATAACGTTGTCGACGCTGATAGTGGGGATGTATTGGGGCATTACGTGGCACCCTGTAGAACAATCGCCGCCTTCGTCCAGCTTGGCCAGCTCTCAAGCACTTTGACCACAAGCCAAACGTCCCCGGCAATCGTCACCAAATCGCCGCCAGTGCCCTCGGGGCGGATTACGCCGGCCAATGCCCCGCGCAAGTAAATGGCACGCATGGTGCCCTGAATATTGAGCCCGTCGAGCTGTTTAAGGTCGTTGCCGTCGAGCGCTTGCACCTGAGCCGGACCCACAACGGCCGCGGCGTACGCCGGCACTTGCCGAAAAGCCGCGTCAACGGTGTAGCCGGTCGAGCGCTGAACGCTCACGCTCACGTTGGGGTTGACCGACGAGGCCACGCTGTTGGCAAGTCCGCGCAAGTCCATTACGCCGCCCCGGTAATCATTACGTTATAGCAGACGCCGTTTTCCAGCGGGCCGCTTTGGCCTGCCGTGAGGCAACCGCTACGCCCGTCCGCCGTCGCAAACGTCACAGTGGCCACAATGCCGGGCGGCTTGCCGGCCTCATGCAATAGGCGCTCATAGGTGATTGACTCGGGACCGACAATGCTGCGCTTGCGGCCGTTAATCCAAACGGAAGCGGCCGGCAGGCTGTTGTAATAGTCGAGCAGGGCAAGCGCCATATCGGCGCACGCTTCGGGCGACAGCTCAATACTCGCCGGTTGCTGACTGCCGATCAGAAGCAACTCACGCCCGCGCACGGTAAGCACGCATCGCCCGCCGTCAGCCTTGCTGACATTTACATACGCGGGGCTCCCGCGCTCAGGCGTCGGCTCAGTGAACGCGTGTACGGTGTTCATTCGTTCACCTTGTAGTCGACGGAGTTGAGCATGTGCGCGGTGTCAATCAGCGGCTTGGCAAAGCCCTTGGCTTCCACGGTCGACGGCGCAAGCCCGGGCTCAGTAAAGTCATTGATACTTTGCTGCAACGCGCCCTTAATGTCTTCACCCATGAGGCCGAACACTTTGGCGCCGTCGTAATCGCTGGCCTTGGCGAGCTTCGCCATTTTGTTGGCCCAGCCCGGGGACTCTTTCGCAATCATGCCGCGGAAGAATGGGCGTGGCGGGCGGTTTTGTTCGGGGTTGCCGTACTCATTCCAAAACGCTACGGCAGCAACAGGGGTGCCGTCCGGGTAGGTGGCTTCAGACATAAAGCCAACCTCAACCGAACCGCCACCCATGCGCTTGGCAATGTCAGCCAATGCCGCCATTACCTTATCGGAGCCCTTTAGAATGTTGTCGGACACGCTATGTACCTGAAGCCGCGCACGGCACTTGTGGCCTGCCAGAATGCGGCGCCGTACTGCGTTTGCTGAAACCATGCGCTTGTGCCGGGCGCCGGACCTTCAAAGCTTGCCGATACCGAGCCCTCGGAAGCGCTCGCCAAGCGCCCCACGGGTCGCGGCATGCCGTCAGCACTCAGCACGCCCGCGAGGTACGCCACGTGCGCCGTGAGCATGTTGAACAGCACAGCCCGGCGCGTCAGACTTTGCACGGGGCTATCCGTATTCGACAGGTACATGGTTGCCTCATCGAAAAACGCCGTGAGTGTGGCGTCCGCTACCGCGGCAAACTCCGGGTAACGGGCCTTGAAGCCGGCGGCGCTGAATGTGACGGCGGGCATGGCGCCTACTCGTCGGTTTTGTCAGCGGGCTTGACGCCAGCTTTCTTCAGCGATTTTTCATCGGACGGCATTTTTTCAAAGCCGGTTTTTTCGTCCTTCAGTTCCTTGGCCACGGCCTTGGCTTCGGATTCGCTTTTTGCTTCAAAGATTGCGCCGCTCTTCAGGGGGGCAAAGTCTTTGTGGGCAATTTTCCACGTCTCCCAAAACTCGGCGTCGACGGGCGTTGTGGCGTGGTCCGCGCCGATAATCAGGGCCTTGTTGACGCCGGCCAGCTCTACCGTATCCTCGGGCTTGAGCGGGTTACGCAAAACGATACCGTGCGGCAGACGACAACCAATAACAATTTGCTTTGCAGCCATTTTCGATTCTCCAATCGTTAATAAAAAACCGGGGCCTATAATGGCCCCGGTGGTTACTTCAGTGGGGCAGTAGCTACCCCCATGCTATTAGATACCGAGCATTTGCGCAATGAACACGGGGCGGTAAATGATTGCGCCCCAAGTGCCTTGGCTTTTCTTCTGGCGGAAGCTGGATTCCTTGACGACAACCGGGTGAGCGCGAAGCTTCTCGGTAAAGGCCACTTCGGCGGTACGCTGCCCTTCGTAGCTGTCAAGGAAAAGCTGCATCAGCTCGCCGGACCCGGTTGCGTACTCAGGCGCCGTGACAACTTTCAAGTTGGGGAAATTCTTTTTCAGCATGTCCTCAACGTTGACGTTGTACGTGTTCGTTTTGGTCAGCGCCACACTGGACGTGGGCGACATTGCCAGCGTCATTGCGTCAGTGGTGTCAACCAAGCCGTTCGCTTGCGTCTGGAGCTGCACGAAGAGCAGGCGAATATCCTCATACACTTCGTTTGCAGTTGCCGGACCCCACGCCGTACCCGTGGCCGCTTTGGTCGCCGGGCTGATTGCCGCAACAAGCTGCGGGTCATTCAGCAGGCCGTAGTTTTGCAGGCCGGCGATACCGAAAAAGTAGCTCTTGTTTTGGAACTTGTTGAGGGTCAGCACCGAAGCGATGTTCATGCGGTTCGCCCAGTCAATTTTCGCCAAGCCGGCCCGTTCCATTTCGCGTTCACCCCACTGGGTAATGACTTGATAATGGAAAGACTGACGTTGCGGGAAATTGCTGTTCACACCAGCACGGCCGCTGTTGCTGTAGTCGCCATACGCTGCGGTTTCGCCGGTCGATTCGATCATGGTGAACATGGCCGTATCGGTAATCCAGTCGCCTTTCTTGACCTCTTCGCCGGCAACTTCGGCGGCCTTCATGGGGCTCACCAAAATTTCAATCAGCTTGGGGTCAACGAAGGTCGACAGGAACGCGGGGATACCGGCGTT